TTTAGATATGAGTCAACCTTTTCAATCATATCTTCTTTTGTTTCTGCAAGTGATTTTTCATGCTCTTCAGTGAGTTTGTCTTCAATTTGTTTAATCTTAGAAGAGACCGCCGCTTCAAAGATAGTTTCTGCTTTACCTTTGAATTCATCAGAAAAGTTTTCACCTTCTACTAAGGCGGCAACATCTGCCTTGATATCAACTTCATAGTATTCTTTTTTAGTTTCCATTTTGTGACCATCTTCATGTTCACCTTCATGTTCACCTTCCATTGTTTTTTTCATTGCCTCATAAGATGATTTGATAACATCTTTCTTTTCTTTATGCATTCCATCCATCATATCTTTCATGGCATTTATCATAGTCTCTTTAGTCATATTTTTAGTTTCTTTATTGTGAGTTGACTCTTCAATAATTTTCATATCTTTTGCCATCACCTTCTCTTCAATACCATGTTTGAATTGAACATCATACCACTCAACAAAACCATTATCGTCTGGAATTGCGTGTGATTTTAAAATTGGTTTACCTTTACCGTAAACAGGATGTTCTACAACTGTAGCACAATCATGGTCTTTTGAATGACAAAGTTTTCTGATTTCTTCATCAGAATAACCTTCTGCCTTTACGGCACCCTTCATTGCAGGGTCACTTGTATTTTGTTTAACTTTCTTTGCAGGGTTTGGATTTTTTGCTACAGGTTTATCTGGTGTAGCACCCCCTAAATCCTCAGGTGTTTCAGCACCTTTCATTTTTGGCATAGGGTCGGGTTTACCTGCACTTTTCATAGGCGCATCATGTGCCTTTTCTTCAAGTTCAGAAACCACTTCTTTTTCCAAATCCTCAATAGTTTTGTCTAAATCTTGAGTCATTAGAGGTTCTCCTTTATTGTTTATTCATTTGTTAATATTATTTATAGTTTTATAACTTTTTAAGAAACTTTGCAAACGCAAGTGCCTCAACATTCGGCATTTTCTTACGCACATTCGTTTCAATGTCTTCAACTATACCTTGTAGTTCTACTTCTTTAAGTAAACCATTATCCCACACCCACTCTTTGCCTTCCATAATACCTTGTACAAATGCGTTAGGTGCCGATGGGTCTGCCACAATATCGGCGGCAGATGCTAACATGAAGTCTTTCTTAACATAATTAGCACCATTCTTTTGTTCTAGAGAACCCATACCTCTAGAAGAAACTCCTAGTTTACCACCTTCGTCCATTATGTTTTTTACTATTTTACCCATAGGTGTATCCATAATTTTTGCCTCACCTATGAAGTTATCACCTTCTTTTTTTAGTTTTGTGACCATATGTGAAACTCTATCTAAATTTACAGTAGGACCATCAGGATGTCCTAGTTCACCATATGCACGATTTTCATTTATAAACTTTTTGTTATATTTGTTTACTTCGGTTTCAAGAACTTCCATAGGATATACTCTACCATTTCTGTTCTTAATCTCTGCCTGCATGAAAACACCTTTTATCTTATAAGATTTTTTACCATCTGTTTGTTCAGAAATAAACTCTACATCTTCTAATGCCTCTGATATTAGTTTCATAACTTTTTCCTATGTTAGATTATCGTAACCTGATACTTTTCTTAATTTCAAAATAATAAAACCTACACAGGCGGCATCATTCTCTAAAAAGATATCACCAGTTATTCCACTTCCTGCGTTATTTGTAATTGGTGGGTTAAGTTGTGGAATGTTAAAGTTACCATTACCGTTTAATGTAAGTGCAGTTACATTTGATGTTGCATGAAATTCTACCTCTAATGTTGAACTCACACTCCAAGTACAAGATACGATTGCAAGTCTAGGGTCAGTTGATGCGCCTGCTAAAGTAGATGCATCTATGACTTTAAGGGCAGTTCCATTTGTTCCTGTGATTGTCGTATGTACTACGGTCTCAAAATCTGTGTCTTTTAATGTTCTTGTAGTGTATGCCATTCTAATTTCCTAATGTTAACATTTCTCTTTCAAAATAGTTCATTAGTTCTTTATCTGTTACCTTGAACTTTTTTGCCATATTTTTTATGGTTTTCTCAAAACTATTTATAAAGTCTGATGGTTTAGAGTCCATAATATCAAAAATGCCATCAACTGCCTTTTTCATTTTTGGCGATAGTTTTTTATATTCTTTACTTTTTTTGTGTTCATCTTTCTCTTGTACTGCACTGTACACAGAATTAAACATCAATGTCATTATCGTCCTCAGTTGTAGGCACATGATTTGTGACAATAGTTTTAGCAATAATTTCTCTTTGCTTTTCTAAAACATCACCTACTTTATCAGACATAACTGATTTAAAATTAGTTTCTGCTGATAGATTATCTTTATTTAATACATCATCAACAAATTGAGATATTTTTTCTTTACTCATTATTTTTTCTCCTCAGGTGGTGGTCCTTCACCCCTATATTTAGCAACATCGTCTGCTGGTATTGGGTCACCGCCCACTGTTGGATATCTTGTAACACCATCAGTGCCATCAGGTACACTAACACCACCATCTTCAGGTTCAATGCCTGCCTCTTTATTCATTTGGTCTCTCATCGCATCTATCTCACCATCATTCATGCGAAGAATATTTTTAAGTACATACTCTTTACTAAAGAATGTACCAATGTAACTTTCAATACTACCTAACATATCAAGTCGTTCTCGTAACAACTCTGCTTTTTTAAGTTCACTAAAGTTATTATCTTGTAGATAGTCATACTGAATGTGTTCTTTCATTTTGTGCCATTCATCTTCTGCTATAACACCTCTTAAAATAAGTTGTGTTTCTAATATTGAAGAGAATAGTTTTGAAAATTTAGTTCTTAATCTTTGAACAAATTTAGTAAATTTTAATTCATCTCTTGTAATTTCTGTTGTTCTACCTAAAGAGAAATTAGTTTCTGCCTCTAGTCTAGAGATTGGTACATTTAATGCTTGATATAATTTTCTTTTAAAATAAGTTATATCATCAATCTCACCTAAATTAGAACCACCAGGTAGTGTAGTAATCTCAGTACCACGACCACCTTCTCTTCTTGGTAACCAAAAATCTTCTAACATAGACATATGATTTCTGTCGTCACGAATTTCACCAGTTGATGCATCATAAACAAGTTTGTTACGATAACGGTTCATAACATCTTTTAGATATTGTTCTGCTTTAATCTTTGGTAAGTTACCAACATCTATATAGAAAATTCTTCTTTCAGGTGCCCTTGATATTCTATAGATAACTAAAGCATCTTCAATCATTCTTAGTTGATTAACAGGTTTGATTGCTTTATTTAAATACGATAAGACATTACCTTTTGACATATCAATTAAACCTGATGGACAAAAAGCAATAGAATCTTTTGTAAGTTTTACACCCATTGCAGTATTATCCATATTATTACCACTAGGGTTATATAGATAATAGTCTTTTACTTTTTTAATAATTTCAACACTAGAATTTGATTTATCTAAATCTTTATTAACTTCTCTCATTTTTTTGATTTTTCTACAATCAATAAAACGAAGTTGTTGAATACCTTTTCTAGGATTAGCACTATCAATTACTTTATGATAGTATATTCTACCATCAACATACCATCTTCTAAAAATGTCATGTGCCTTTTCTTCAAAGTCTAACAAGTCAAGAATTCTGTCAAACTCTTCTCTAATTCTTTTTTTAATTGAATTTGATACTTTTAGATTGTCTAGTGAAATTGATACTGCTGGTTGTTTTTCATCAGAGGCGATTGCCTCACTTACGATATCTTCTATCGCACTATCACATTCTGGTTGCATTGCGATATCACGATACCTACGAATTAAATCATCGTCTGTTCTTGCACGACCATCTTGGTCTAATACAGACGAATAGAAACCACCACCAGGTGCCTCGTAAGTTCCGTCATCGGTTATTGGAGGCGCAACCGCCCCCAATTCTCGTTCTTTTCGTTTTATTTCAAAACCAAAAAATTCTGCCATAATATTATCTCCTACTACTATTTAGTAGGTTATAAATTAATGCCAGAAACTCTAAATGTATCGTAACGCCAGGTAATTTCAAAGGTCTCTACTTCATTTTCTGTTGCATAACTTAATTCAATTGGTGCGATAACGGTTGGCCAGCAACCTTCTAGTATATATTGATGTAAGATTGTATCATCTCTATCAAGTTGTTGAACAATCATATCAACCCTATAACTATCAGGACTTGTTGCACCAGTATTATTTACTGTATCATTAATACCGTTCATCCATCTTTCCATTTCTCTACGAATTGAAAAGTCAGTATCATTTAAAACTGTTGTTGACCAGTTTTCAAATGTTCTTTCACCTGCTAGATATAAATTTCTACCTCTGAATTTTACTTCAGTTTCAGCAATAGTCTGTCCAGGTAAACTTGCGGCCGTACATAGAAACGCAAATTGTTCTGTATTGATTGCCGCCGTTACTTCAGCACCTACTGGTGGAGGTAGAATTATTCTAAATTGGTTTGCTCTTGCACCACCACCTGCAAGTCTTGCCTTAAAGTCATTAATGTTTGCCATGATTAACCTCCTACCTCACTAAACGCCACGCCTGTTCGTACGGCGATAAAGTTTAGTGTAATAAAGTTAATTGCACGAGCAGGTTTAATGAAAATGTCTGCGACAAATTCATTTCTATCTATGACTTCGCCTGTGTTGTTTGTTTCGTCAACAATAACACTAAAGTCGGTGATACCTCTCTTACCTTGTATCTCTCTTAAAAATGGTTCTACCAAGTTTTTAAACTGTGCCCTTGTAAATTCATCGTTAAACTCAAAGAGTTGAAACTTGGCGGCAGTTGCGATTGCTTTTTCTAAGATAATAAATAATCGTCTTACATTTATTCTATCAAAAGCACTTGGTTTTGATAAAGCAGTTTTGTCACCAAATAGAATTGTACCTTGCCCAGGAAAAGAAACAACTGGATTGATTCTTGCTTTGTACAAAGTATCTCTTTGTGATTGTGTTGGAACAAAAGGTAAATTTACTACACCTTTAATTTGTCCTCTGTTAAAACCACCAGGTGAGAAAAATGCCTCTGCAACTTGTTCTGTTTGTGCAACAAGTCCAGCAACATCGCCGTTTAATGGTACATATCTATATACATCGTTAAATCTGTCGTACATATATTTGTAACCACTGTCAAATACACCGTATGAAGAACTTGTTAGTGAGTCAAAGAAACCTTTTACATTAAGTGTAATTGTCTCTTGATTTGGAACACCAACTACATCTGCTCTTTCAGGTGATACAAATGTCATAGAGTCCTTTCTACTTTCTGATATTTCAATTAATCTATTGGCGAGAGTGGCACTTGCCTTTGCCGCCATAATTAAATTAACATCTTCAGACTCAGCATCTTTAAATTTATCATATGCAGTTAATTGTTCACCATCTGTTACTGCATAATCATCAGTACCACCAGTAAGTGTAGAAGTTGATAATGCGTTTACATCGGCACCAGTTGCCAATAAATTATATGCAGTTACACTTTGAACTGAAGAGTCTGATTTTAAAGTAATACCCCAATCACCAGAACCATCAATCATTGCTGATGGATGATTTGCTACATAAATGAATTGTGACTCAGCATATATTCTATCTACATAGAAAAGTGAATTACCAGCAGAGTCTGTTGCCTCTGGATTTTTTGATAAGAAAGAATATGTTTCTAAAACAGAACTTGTTCTTTGACCTGCAACATCGTTATCAAAACCACTTTGATTACCAGTTGAGTCATACACTACTATGTGTAATTCGTCATCAGAAATACCTCTTGCAGTTGCATGGTCTGAAGTTCCAGGTTCACCATCAAATAAATCAAAAAATCTCCAATATTTTTTGACAAAAGAATCATTTGCTAAGTCGGCAATTAAACCTTTACCAGCAGGGTCATCTAATTGTCTAATTGTTAATGTTTCTGCCGATGCATCTAAGGCAGATATTTCATATCTAACACCTTCGTGACCACTTGCAAAAGTAGTACGACCTGAGTCAGAGTAAAACTCTAAAATTTGCCCTACTTTAAAATCAGTACCATCAAAAGCATCCATGGTAATTGTTGTTTCACCAGCAGTTGCACTACCATCGTTCACTTGTTTTGCTGAATTTTGACTAAATGTATTTTTTGTACAGATATCTACTTTGATACCATTTGAGTGAATACCAGCAGTTCTGGCAACAAATGTACCTACACTTGAATTTGCAGAACCTGTTGATAAGTTAGGTCTATAACTTTGTTGATAATCTAATGTTGATTTAATTAATATTCCACCACCATCAGAGTCAGCATTTAAAACTGCACTCTGTGTTCTAACAACTTTTAGTGTATTTGTGTATTGTAAAAAATTAGCGGCCGTGAAAAAGTATTCGTATTGATTACTTGAATCTTGTGGCAGACCAAAGATTCTTACTAAATCTTGCTCTGAA